ACCACTTAAAAGTGTTCCAGATGTCACAAATAGATAAGCCGATACCAGTTCATCCCAAGTATTTGCGTCAGTTGACCTAGACCATGCGCCGCTTGCCGCAACATAAATTCCATTTTGCGACTGTGTTGATTGATCTTTAACTAAGATTCGTTCACCGGCAGTAAGGGTCGATGCCCAATCTCCGCCAGCTTGAGTTGTTAAACCAGAAAGGGTAATGTTACCTGTGGTTGTGTAATCAGCAGGCTGCTTAAATGCAAGTCCTTGCGCTACTGCATCAACATACGCCTGGTTAACAATTGATGTAGGGCCGCTTGGTGGCGATGTAATCGTTCCCGTTGTGGTCGCAACATTGGTAAAAGTGCCGGCAGCGGGTGTAGTTCCTCCAATTACTGAGGAATTAATGGTGCTATTGGTAATGGCCACCCCGTCTAAATCGGGGTTTGTAGGGGCAAAAAACGGTGTCCCAGCAGGTCCAATCAGGTTAATACACTCATATGGCGGTAAGGGCTCAAAAGTCCCTTGGACCGGCACTATATTGGTTGTTATAGTCTTTGCGGTGTCGTTGGACATGGTAAATCCCTTATTCGTTTGCCACTAATGTCAAATAGAGCGAGTTTGTGCCTGACGAAATGGCTTTAATAAAGAAGTTTGGCCTTGGGCAATCAATAATGACTGGCAAAAACATACCAGGAGCCAAAACATAAGACCCGCTGCTGCCAGATGCTGCAATCGCTGGAGTTGCCATATTGGAATCAGTTGTGCCAAAAGTGATGGCTGCAGTACCCGTTCCAGTATTAAGAATGGCCACGCGGAATGCGATGGTTGGGGTATCTGGTATTAGCTGCAGCGCGGATGATGCAGATGTTGTTAAGTCCAACCGAAAGGTTGGGGAAAGAATCTTTAGAGAGTCCATGATTATCCTCGTAATAGAGATGTTTAAATTATCCTATGTTTTTAGGTTTTTACACCATAAAAACAAAAAAAAGGCCACCTCTTTTGGAGAATGGCCTTTTCAGGTCTCATGCGGGATTAAGTCGCAATGAGCCCTTTGTTACGCAACGCAACCAAAATTGCATTCACAGCGGTTGCAATTTCCGTACCTGTAGCGCTATTGCCAAGGTTTGTAATTGCAGCTGCTTGAATAACAGGGGTTGAGCCATGAAAAGCCAATTTGTCTGCTGCGGCACCGGCAATTTGTATGCCGTCTGTTGAATCACCGTTAAACAGAAAATTGGTTGTTTGGGTAGTTGCTGGTCCTGGATTTGGCATGATAAGGTTCCTTTCCTATTAAGCTGCTACGCGGCAGGCGAGTTCTGGGTAAAGCGGAGCCCAGCCGTATAAAACATCTAAACGGGTTGGGATGGAGTCGTTGTTAATGGTGTATTGACGCACCACACGAATCGACAAGCCATTATCCTTATCGCTTGCACGGCCTGCAAAATGTACGCCGTCTGGCAATTGGAGGTCGGCAGTAGCCAGGGTAAACGCATTGCGATGGAACACCAAGTTCTGTGGGCTGACAATACCAGTTTTGTTAAATGGTGTTACAGCTGCAGTTGCAGATGTAGTTGCCACGGTTACATTTTGGAATTGACCAGCAGTAATAATTGCAGGGCTAACGATTACAGTTGCTGATCCACCACTAGTAATTGTTACATCGGCAGTTACTACAAAGTTACGCAATACATTACCACCGTAGGGCTGGCGGTTCTGTGGGTTGACTGCAAACACACCAGCAATCTGAATGGTATCGCCTTGCTTTAATACGGCATTAGCGGTAACAGCAGAGATTGTGATGGATGAAGTCTGAGCCCAGCCAGTTGTCAACGAACCTGTAAATGTAGAGGTATTCGTAGTCATTGTGGCCGTTGCGTAAGAACCGTAAGTATGGGACACGATGTTTTGGTCCATATACCAGTTCATACCAATGGTGTCGCGACCCATCATTCCCTTTTCATACTGGCCAGCGATGGAACCTTGTGGGTTGAATAAACCCTTTAAGGAGCCAACAATACTAGCGCCGGTGAATGGGTCAACAACGCAAGAACGCTTACCGTCACGGGGAGCGCCTTCACCATCCAAGAAAGCCTGGGCGGTCAAGAATGTTGCGATGTCAGATGGAACTACACCAGCTGTACCAACGGTATTAGCGGTGTTGTCAACTGCCATTGTGGTGCCGTCAAAGTCGATTTTGTTGGCGATTGCTGCAATAGCAGGTTTTAGTACACGGTCCGAGAACATATCTAACGACAAAGACAAGTCTTGAGTCGTAAATTGTGTGTCCACATGGAACTGGGTACTGAGGGTTACTGGGGATGAAGTCTCGTTAAAGTCCTCAACATTCAGCGCTGGGCCGGTGGTACCGATAAAACGACCTGGGCGGCGGACATTGACTGTGTTACCAATCTTTGCACCGACAACCGCAAACTGGTCATCATAGTTACGGTCTACACGACCAGTAAAGGTCAAACTGTTTTCCAAGACCATCAACGCCTCGTTGGTGATCATGGAGATGGTTAGCAAGTTATTTGCCATGGTAATTCTCCAAATTAATTTTAAAGTTACCCGTCATCGAATCTTCCCAGAGGCCCTTGCAGCTTTCCATTGCTGGTAGGTGCCATGAAATTTACGGTCAGAATCCAACGCAATATCGCTAGGATTCCCACCGGCTTTCAGCGGACTAATCGGTGCCGGAGCATTAGACTTCTTCGCAACAGGTTCTCTTACGCTCGGTTTAGCTGGCTCTGCTTTCTCAAATTTAGCCTCTAAACGCCCGATGGCACGGAGTTGTGAGGTAATGGATTTCTCCGCCAACTCACGAGCAAAATCAGGATTTTCGGCCAAGTAATATAGGAGTTGTGGGCCTACATCACTCTCAATAATTGCATCGGTGACCGGTTGTGACACCGAGACATCGCTTGACGCAATCATTTCCTCGTAATCCGGCATATCTTGTTTCGCAACATCTAGTCGATCTTGGAACTTCTGCCGCATCCGCGACTGTTCCTCCTCAACCTTGCGAGCAAGTTCTGCTTGATCCCGCTCCCGCATCTTTCGATCAGTAGTCCACTCGGCCAGAGCCTCAGCATACTCTAGAGCATCATTGAATTGCGCTGGGTCTGGTTTAGGGTCAGGTTCTTCCGATTTAGGCGGATTTAACTTGCCTTCCAAATCCTTAATACGCGCCTCAAGAGCCTCACGAGCACTACGCTCACGGTCCGCATCTTGGCGGGCTGCTTCGCGCTGCTTGGTCAGTTCCGAAAACCGCTTTTCAAGTTTCGGGTTGTGCTTCTTTTCACCTGCTACAGCATCTGTTTCTGCCTCTGGCTCACTCCGGTCTTGCTCAACAACCGGCTCCGCATCTGCGGCCTCAGTTGGAGTTTCCTGACTGGCTAAACCAAGTTTTTGTGCATGAAACTCAGCTAAATTCTCACTTGTTACTAAGTTACCAGCTTGTTTCCTTACCGGTTCCTGTGCTACTTCTGCATCGGACATGGATTAACTCCAAGAATAAACCCGATGAACCCATCGGTAGGTTAAATCTATTAGAAACTGTTTTTCAATAGTTGTCAACGAGGTCCCATTGGTACGCCAGGGATAACCGGTTGTTCTAATGGCTGCGGTTGCATTTGTTGTGCAGCAAACTGCGCAATCATTTGGTCATCCATTGCGGGGTTAGTCATTGGCTCCTGGGCAATCGCCATCTCCTGCTGCAAGAATGGTGACTCATTCATATTGACTTCGCTCTCAGCAAACGCAGCTGCTTGGCCTTGCTCAAAATCCCTGCGGTCTATTTCTTGTTGCAGGGCGCGTGAATCCATGCCCTTTAGTAACAGTTTGGTGATAGCGTCTAACTCAGTCCGGTTCTGGTCGGTAATCGACTTCATGTTGGTCTGGTTAACTTTAGCCTCGTTGATGGTCTCGGTGTTGTACGCCCTAGAGGTTACATCCATCAATTTGCGCTTGGTTTGGCCTTCTTCCTTCATGCGCTGCACATCGGTTTGGTGCTGCAAGTTCATGGTCAAGGCCGCAATCTGTTGCTGCATATCGGCAACCATCTTTTGGCTGGCCATCAACTGCATCTGGACTTGTGGCGGAATGTCTGCCTTTTCGTCAATCTGGGCTAATGGGTTCATTGCGGCCAAACGGTCAGCAATCACATCTGCGCCTGGGAAGTCCATGTTGCGGAATATTAAATCGCCGGCAGCTTGGAATAGTTCAGGGTTAGATTGGATCAATGGGATCATCGACTCGACTGCCTCCTGGCGCTTGGATTGGTAGCCAGGGCCAGTATCCATATACACATCGTATTCGCCCACGGTTACATCATTCAGTATCTTTTCAGCGCCTGATTCATCCACGGCCCGTTGGTTAATGGTTACCATTTCGGGCTGGTTATCGTAACCAATGATCCGCATGACACGCTCTTTATCGTAAATCTTGGGGATTAGGTCTAAGATCACGCGCCCAGTTTGTTTGAGGGAACGGGTCAAATTGTCGTAATAATGGAAGTTCGACATATCAATCTGCATCTGTTGGCCACGAATAGCCTTACCAGATTGGTTGCCTTGCGCCATCATATTTGGGTCAAATATGCCCACTACGGTTTGCAGGTCATTGTTGATAGCACTTGTAGCCTCAACGATGCCGGC